CTAAGTGGCTTTTCTTTTGGCCTGTGGTGGGGATTTCTTGCCAACGGTCCGGAGCGCGTCGGCCAGGGTGGCCGTGGCGAGGTGGGAGTACCTGGCGGTAGACCTTGAGTCCTTATGCCCGAGGACCGCGCCCACCGTGTACAGGTCCACCTTGGCGTTGATCATCTCCGACGCGCAGGAGTGCCGCAGGTCGTGGAAGTGCAGATCGTCGTGGCCGGCAGCCTGGGCGGCTTTCCGGAAGTAGGTCTGCACGGTGATCTTGGCTGGCTTCGGCAAATCGCAATGCGCTGCGGCCCGAGCCTTGGCAGGGATGGGCACCACCCGTGGCATGCCGTTCTTGGTGTCCTCGAGCAGCCAGCAATCGCCCCTGACCTCCGCTCGCAGAATTTCGGACAGGCGCATGCCCGAGTAGAACGCGATGCGCACCACGCGGCGCACTCCACGGTTCTTGAGGCCCAGGCAGATTGTCAGCATCTCGCGCCGGTCGATGTACCGATGGCGGGCGTTGCGGACCTGTGGCGACACCACGCGGGCGCCCGGGTCGGAGGCGCCCATACCGTGGTGCTTCCACGCGTACCGGCAGGCTGCCACCAGATAGCGGATGCGCGCGCGGATGGTTGCCGGCGCCATGGGCTTGCCGTACTTTGACGGGCCGGAGCCCGTGCTGATGGTGCGGCACACTTCATGCAGCTTGCTCAAGGGCTTGCCCATGTAGGCCCAGGCGATCAGGCCCAGCTCTCGGGCCACGTTGGCGCCTTGCTTGAGCTGCGGCACTCGCTCAAGCAGGTACACAGCCACGGCGTCATCGATCAGCCGGTCTGCGACACCAACGTCATTCGCGGCTGCGTAGAGGTGCGCGGACTCTTTGCGGTCGTATTCGTCCGCCTGGGCTTGACTCCAAGCCTTTGGAAGGCGCTTTCGAGCGCGGACACGCACGCCGTTGACGATACGGTCGAACTCAAAGACGAACGTACCGCGCGATTTGTCACGGCTGATCGGCATGATTGTTTGTACTCCTGGATGTCTGTTTCATCGAACTCGATGCGTCGGCCGAAGCGGAAGCAGGGGATTGGGCCATCTGGCGCCGCGAGGGCGTAGACTGCCGACACGGAAAGGCCCAGCACCTGGGCCGCGTCCTTGGGTTTCATGCTGTCTCCAGAAACAAAAAGGCCCGCGCTATGCGGGCCCGGGGATGGGGCGATGCCGGAATTCCGGCATCGGTTCACTTCGGGCAGGCGCCCTGGGCGTTCACGGTGGCGACAGCGTTGCTCACTTGAGCGGCGAACACGCCCACCGAATAGAACGCAAGGCAGATGCCGGCGATAGTGATGATCGCGGCAATAGTCCAGCCAGTTATTGCCAGGGCGTTGATGATCTTTTGGCGAGTCATCTCACGCCCCCGTGCTGCCGAACCCGCCGGTGCCGCGCTCTGTGGTGGTCAACTCTTCTACCACCTCGAACTCGAGGCGGGGGATGGGCACGATCATGGCCTGGGCGATGCGGTCGCCGCCCTTCACCTGGAGCCGCCCCTCCATATCGGCCGTCAGCTTGACCGACACCGGCCCGCGGTAATCGGAGTCGATCACCCCGACGCAGTTGGCGAGGCGGACCCCGTAGCTGAAGCCGTGGCCGCTACGGCTGAAGATCAGCATCGCGTGGCCTGCCGGCACCTCGAAGGCCAGTCCGATCGGAAACGTCCAGTTCGGGTGGGAGATGTCGTCGACGAATCCGTCGTCGATCGCATGCAGGTCAAAGCACGCAGCCCCTGCAGTCTGGTACTGAGGCACCACGGCGTCCGGGTGCAGCTTCTTGATCTTGAGCTTCATGGCTTCACCACCTTGTAGGCGACGATGCGGACGCCAAGGTTTGGACTAACGCGCCAATTCCAGTGGCCGGCTTCTTTGTCTGCTCGAATGTAGACGCGTGTCTCTCGCTCGTTTTCGGTGAGTACGGCGACCAACGCTTCAGGAGACAGCCCTGCCGGCATCTCCATCAGATCCTCCGGCACCTCCGCCCACTCTCCAGAGTCGTCTGGATACCAGGGGGTGGCGGGGGCTAATTCCGTCGAATTCGGCGGAATTGGAGCGGTCGCCTTCAGGGCTGCCAACTCCGCCTCCAGCTCTGCGATGCGGGCGTCTCGGCCGTCGGTAGCGCGGCGGTTCCAGATTGCGACAACCTCGTCTCTGCTGCCCTCAAAGCTGGGCCCTGCATCACAGGAATCGCACTGTGCTACCCAAGCCTTGCTCAGACGCGTGCGGAGCTTTCTGACGCGGCATCCGCAGAACGGGCAGGGCAACAACTCATCGTCATATCTCATGGTGTCCTCTACACCCGGCAATGCCGGGAAGCAAAAAGCCCGCACTCGGCGGGCTCTGGTTTTGGGGCTGGCTCGGGCTCTTGCCAGCGGTCAGGGTCTTTCGGGTTGCCGTACTTGCGGCTACGCTTTGACGTTGCCATCGGTGGCTCCTTGGTTGGGCGGCGGCCATCCAATCCGGCGCAGGTAGTGCGGTGGCAGGGTGGACCAGTCAAAATCATCCTTGAAATCGCCGCAGTGGTGGTCACGCAGGGTGAACACATGACCGGCCTTCAGCGGGTAGTTGTGCCATGACATACCCAGCATTCCGGCACGCTCTGTTGCTGACACCGGCGCTGATCGATGACACTCACCGACGATGCTGCTGTGCTGGTGCCACCAGTCACAACCTGCGCAGCATGGCCCGTGCTGGCAGTACCAGCGATCGGCGAATTCCTGTGCGTCAGGCATTCCTTTGCTCCTTCTGCGCGCCCTTCTCGGCCACGCGTTGATTGATCTTGCTCCCACACTCCCCGCATACGTGGAGAGCGTGGAATCTCTGTGCCCCTGCCGCTGGCTTGTCCTTGTCGCAGACCATGCACCGGACCCGGGCCAGGTCGGCGAAGGTGAGGCGAGGGCGGCCCTTTGTGGGGCTCTTCATCGGCACACCCGCACAAGAGCGTTCGGGTGGTCGCGGCAAGCCTGCAGATATGCCGCGCAGAAGGGCACGAAGTGTTTCCACATGCCCCAGCCGTTCGATGCGTTGTAGGCTTCGTACTTTCCCTGGTTGGTCGCCAAGTCAGCAAGGCCCTTGGCAAGTGGCTCGATCACTTCTGATGCCCGGGTGATCCCGATCTCCTCGGGACGCCAGAGGCACATGTAGATCCCCGCCGCTCTGGCCATGTCGGCGAGGTTGTGGGTGATGTTGGCCTCATACAGCTCTTTGCCGTCCTCGTCTTCGAGAGACACGTCTAGGCTCATGTCAAACCTCCTTCACAGTGCCAATTTCCCGGAATGCCTTGACGGCAGCCAGTGGGTAGGTGTCTGCGCCGATGCGCCATCCGGCGCCTGTGAAGTAGCCCACTGCGTAAACCCCGTTGCCGTTCACGAGTAGCACGGGGCTACCCTGTGGAGGGGTGCGTGTGGTCACCTTTATGATCGGCCCAGCCATCACTGCCAGGGTGGCATTTCTGTCGGTGCTCATGCTGCACCGCCTTCCTGCCGCGCGCGGGCAGCGGCCCGGTCCAAGGCCGACTGGTCCAGCACCTGAAACCGCGCGCACTCCAGATAGCCCGCCATGGCCGCACGCAGCAGCAGGTCATAGTCGACATCCGTCTCGCCGCAGTCCTCGATGTCGTCCGCGGCGCGCTTCACCTCCTGCAGCTCGGCATAGGTCAGCGGTGCTGCCTCCTGAGCGGGGGCAGCGGCACCCCAGCGGGCCAGCACGGCGCGCCCAAACGCACGTTGCGCCACTCGCGGGTCGGTGTAGCCCTCCCAGTCGAACGCTTCGCGGAACGCCTCGATCTCCGCATCCGTTGGCGCTGCCCCTGCGGCGGGCGCCTGGAGCCGTTCCATTTCGGCTTCAAAGCGATCCCACGCCTTGGCTACCATCTTGTCCAGCACTGCCTCTTCATCTGCCGATACCTGCTCTGCTGCCGCAGCGGTGGGTGCGGCGGGCGCCTGGGGCGCTGCGGCGAGCACCGCGCGGTAGCACTCTCCCGCCCTCGTGAGCGTGCCCGTCGTGTTGCCAAGTCCCAGGTCGATCGAGCCGGCGCGCAGCATTGCTTTCGTCGGCTCCACCGGCACCAGCCGCCACCCCTCGGGCGCGGCCGGCGCTGCTCCCGCATCCGCCTGGGGGCGCGGAGGGTGGGCGTAGAGCGGCTCCGAAACTAGGCCGTACTTCGCCCGTGCCGGCGTCTCTGAGAACCAGCTGCCGATCTCTGGCTCTTCGGGGTCGCTGATCCGGTAGCCGGCGGGCTCGGCCTCCTGGGCGGCCGGGGCTGCGAGTGCGGCGCGTGCCTGCCAGCCTTCCCACATTCCGTTCACGTGGGTGTAGATATATCGCTTACCCTTTAGATCGCGCTTTAGCGCCGATGGATCGGACTTGAATTGATGTAGTGCTTCAAAGGCAGCTCGTTCTCTGTCTTGCTGTGCCATGCGGCCTCCTGTGTTGTGGTGGGTTTATGCAGCGCGCGGTCTGCCTACGGTGTCAATCACGGCACGGATGAAGTTTTCCGCCGCCACTGCGTTTAGGGAGTTGCCATAGGCGCGCAGTCTTCCCACGCATCCGGCAAGCCCATGGTCCACGCGGCGAATGATGGGTTGAGGCCAACGATCTCCGGGCTGGAGCGGAGCGCTGGCGACAGCGAGCAAATCCTCTTTGCCATGCCATCTCCTCGGTCGAGTCTGGCTAGGATCTGCGCTTGGGAACTGTCTCTCCATTCGCGTGCCGCGAGGCTGGGCAGCAAAGTAGATGCGTCGGCGTCCAATTGGCTCGCCGACATCGGAGGATCTAAAACGCAGCGCCCCGATGGCGTAGCCGATGCCCTCCATGTCGGTAGCTGCGAGGTCGAGCCATCCCTTTTTGACGGCATCGGAAACCTGCTCGCCAAGGACCATGCCAGGTCCGCACTCTTGGATAAGCCAGTGCCAGGCGGGCCAAAGGTGCCGCTCGTCAGCAAATCCAAGGCCTTTGCCTGCCTTGGAGAAAGGTTGGCAAGGACAGGAACCGGTCCAAACAGGTCGGTCGTCTGGCCAGCCGGCGCGGCGGAGGGCCAGGGACCAGACGGCAATTCCTGCAAACCAATGACACTGGGTAAACTCCCGGACATCAGCGGGGTGAACATCCTCGATGCTCCTTTCGTCCACCACCCCGGACGCGATGTGCCCGGCAGCGATGAGGTTGCGCAGCCACTGGGCCGCATACGGGTCGATCTCGTTGTAGTAGGCGGCCATGGCAGAAATGAAAAGGCCCGCGGCTGTGGGCGGCGGGCCTTGGGGTTGAGGTGGGTCAGGCGGCTTTGCGCAGCCCCTGCCATACGGTCTTGGGCTTTTCCTCTGGCTTGATCCACCAGACGCCGCCCTGTCCGTCGTCGCAGCGCTCTCGGGCGCGGACGACGACGTTCTTGTGGCCCTGCTTGGCGAGCCAATGTTTGAGCCGTCCACTGAGCTTGCCAGCCGTGCCAGCGGGGCACCGCAGCCTTTTGTTCTGCTCCACGCGCGAAAAGATATCGTCGTACTTGGACGCGGGCCGGGCACGGCCATCGGTGTAGGGCTTGTCAACGATGGAGAGTGCGGAGGGGTCGATGCGGGAGATTTTGGTCATGGTCAGCACAGTTCGGAAAGCGCCTTGTCGGCCTGTTCGATTTCCTCAATGAGCGGCAGCATCTCGGCACGGAGTGAGGACGTGTCCGCGCCGGTGTTGAGCAGCGGAACGACGATGTCGCGAAGCCGCTGCAGGGCCTCGCGCTTCGCCTTCCGCAGGACTGTCTGCCGCCCGATCAGCGCCATCTTTTCGTCGTCGCTGGTGTCGGGGATCGGCATGATCAGAACGGGATGGAATCGTCATCCATATCCTCGAATCCGCTGCCACCGCTGCGAGGTTGTGCCGCGCTATGGTCTGCAGTGGCTGCAACAGCGCGCTTCTTGAGCGGCCGGTCCGCCAACGTCGCGAGGACTGCGCCCAGCTTCTCCGGCTTGGTTTTGCGATCCAGGATCTCGCTGGAGGTGAACTCGTGCTCTGCATCGAACGGCAGGACCGGCTCCAGCCGCCATCCGGTTTCGCCGGTCAGCATGCCGTCGCGCATCTTCTCGTACTCGGTGTTGCGCAGCACGAGGCCAACAGGCTTGTTCATCAGCTCAGGGAACACCGTGGCGTCCACCTGCTCGGTTTGCTTGGTGTCCCAGTTGTAGCGATCCACCTTGGCGCGGCCTTCGGTGACTTGCCTGACCTTCATGCATGCCAGCAGCGCGTTGATGAACTTGTACCCGGGCAGATGCTCGCCCTTGCCGTTGATGGTCCATACGTCGAACCGGGTGGTGCGCTTGTCTTCTGCCTCGAAAGTGAAGCCCACGCCGTGCGTGCCCTTTTGCTTGCTCAGGAGCTTCTCGGCGCGGAGAAGCCGGCCCTTGTACTTGCCGGATTCGTTCAGGTAGGAGCCGATCTGGTCGGCCTCGCGGGCTGCTTGTTGGTCGAGTGCGTACATGGTTTCCTCTTGGTAACGTCTGGGACAAAGAAAAAGCCGCTGGTTAGGCGGCTTCGGAGAGTTCGTAGTAGCTGAAGATCGCGGCGTCCACCGCTGCCAGATCGTTGTCGATCTGGTCGGAATCGAACAGGCCAAGCGGTGTCTTCACGGTGTCGAGCCCACTGTTTTGCGTCGTGAACAGGTACTGCCCGTTGATGACTGCGGTTCGCAGAACGATGGTGAGCAGGCCTTCCAGCGTGATCTTCTCGTCCAGCAGCTTGCCGATAGTCTTGGCCTTGGTCCGGCCGTTCTCGTCTTCCTGCGTGTGGCCCAGGATGTACACACGCTTGTTGTCTGCGAGCTGGCTCGCCGCCATCAGGATGTCCCAGGCGTTGCGGGCAATCTCGTTGTACTTGGCGAAAGCCGCATTGCCGGTTTCTTTGTCCAGAACGCGGCGCATGAACTCGTTTGCAAGGATGTACTGGAAGTCATCCAGCACAATGATTTGGCGCTTGGTTCCGCGCATCAGCTTGATGATCTGCGCGGCTTGGTCGGTCACGAAGACGTTCCCGCTCGGGGCCTTGTCCTTGTCGAAGTAGGACCAGCCGCTAGAGCGGAACGGAAGCGGCTTCTTCACCGGCTGGATCAGCAGGGTGTGCGCCGGGTCGAGGTTGCGCAGGCTGGCGGTTTTCCCCGTGCCGGATTGGCCGAGGATCATGCAGGCGATGGACATGGTTGTTTCCTTGGTTGGTTGCTTGGTCGTACTCGATCTGGGCGCAGGCCATTGCCTCGTCCCAGGATTCCTGCAGCTGTGGGTGTGTCATGGCTGTCAGTAGAAGAAAGGTGGATGCACCCGCACTGCTGCGAGTGCGAGGGCAAGGGACATGGCGGCTAGCCATGCGATTAGGGCGGCTGCTGGCTTCATGCGGCTTTCAGGAATACGAGCCAATGGGTGAGCCCTTTGCGTCCGGAGCGGTGTCCGAACAGTGGTGGCTCCGGTGCCAGTGGCAGCACGTCGCGCAACGGAACTTGTGTCTCGTTCCATTTGAAGACCAGCGTTCCATGAGGCGCCAGGACACGCCAGCATTCGGCGAACCCCTGCCGGATGTCATCGCGCCAATCCGGCCCGAGCTTCCCGTACTTCGCCGCAAGCCAGGAGCGCGGACCGGCGCGCACAAGATGCGGGGGATCGAACGACACAAGGCGAAACGTTCCGTCGGGGAATGGCAGATCGCGGAAATCCATGATGGCGTCAGGCTCGATGTGCAGCGTGCGAGTGCCAGACTTGTTGCCCTTCGAGTTGTCGGTCACGGTCAGCGTCTCGCGCCGGCAGTCCCCGAAGATCACCCTTGGGTCAGCACGATCGAACCACATCATCCGGCTGCCACAGCACGGGTCGAGGACTGCGCTCATCTCGATGCCTCCGCAATCTGCATTGCCCGCTCGACCCTGGCCTGCCGTGCTGCTTCCGATGGCGCCTGCGTGGCCTCTTCTGCCACTGCTGCATCCACGGCTGCTGCCTCTTCGTCCAGGCGAGCGCTCAAAAGAAAAACGGCCAAGATGGCCGCTGTGTAGAAGATGCGTGGGGTTAGGGTCATGATGGAGCCCCTAAGAATTCGATAGTCACTTTCACCCCTGCGCCTTCGACTTGAAGGGCGGCTTCTTCTTCGTGCGCCAGCAGTTCTGCCGCTGTACGGAGGACAGTGGCCCTCAACTTCTGGCGCGTCTCGCGCCATTGGTTTCCAGAGTCGCTAGAAATCGCCTGTGCCTCGGTGCTCATGATTTCCTTTCTTTGCTGACATAGCTGTCTGGGATCTCATCAAACGAATCAATGAGGTTTTCCAGGGTTTCGCGCCCGTAGCGCATGATCTTGTCGTTCTCAGGGTCGTCTACAACGGTCGCTAAAGGGAATGCCAGTTCACTTGCGTTGACCAAGCGGCGCCACCGCGCGGCGTCTTCTGCATCCTTCTTGATAAGCCGGTCGATCCGCTTGACTCCGTCTTCGATGCCCTCGCCGGGCGCGAGTTGGGCTGCGGCCCAGACTTCTTCTGCTGATGTGCTGCTCATGCTTTTCCTTCCTTGGCGCGGGCAGCGAGCAGGTATTCGAGCGGAGCCTTGTGGTACGCACCCACCCAGCCCGCAGGAGTCTCGATCTGCCAGCGGACGATGGACATGGTGCTGCCGGCCTCGTTGTTGACGGGGGCTATCTGCAGCGCCTCGGGTTTGGCTTCCTGAGCAGCAAGGGCGTGCAGGCGACGCAGTGTGATGGCTGCTGTGCGCATGTCGTCACCGCGCAGGCCTTCGTCGTGTTCGGCCCAGTATTCGAGGCGCAGCGCCAGGAGGAGCGCTCCGGGCTTGTCTGCCGTGGTGGTGTCAGTCATTGGTGGGGTACTCCTTGGCAGACGCCCGCGCCTGCTCCAGTGCGGCCCAAAAGCCGTCAGGGTTGTTTGCAATGTCAATGCAGCTCCCATCGCGCAGTGCGATGTAGTCGGTCAGCTGTCCCGCAAGCCAACGCATAAGTTCTGCGTCGTCTCGGTCGCGTGTTTGCTGCTTGGCTGCGGCCTGGGCCAGCTTGCTTTTGCCGTACACGCGGCGGATGGTGTCGGCTGTCATGCTGCAGGCCTCCAGGCGAGGATGTCCCATTCATCGCCGATAAGTTGGTAATCAAACGCGTCCACAGGGCAGCGCTTTTGGATGAACCCGTTTCTCAAGTAAACATCTACGCGGCCCGTTACGGTCGGCTCCATCCCATCCACATTGAAAGTCCAGTGCCCGCCCGTAGGGTCCAGCCGCGGAACACGGGCGTTCTCGGGCCAGTAGTCGGTCCAGCGGATGTCGTTTTCTAACGCCGCTTGTTTGGCTTCCCAGGCCGCCTCTACCGCTGTAGACCAGCTGTAGGCCATGCGGCTCCAATAGAAACCATCCCACCAGCGCCAAACTCTTACGTCTTCCATCGACGACGCGTTCCACCACCCCGGGAAAGGTGGCGGCCCCTTGTGCCATACACGTTCAGACATCGCCGCCTCCCATCTGCTTTCCGATTCGGGCGGCGGCGCGCACGATGGCGCGGCGGGTGGCGGCTTGCATATCCGATCCGCCCTCACAGGCACATGCAAAAGGCTCAGAGCCGGGCAGGCACACATCAACGCCTGTGTTCACGGGCACGATTTCAAGCCGCAACCCCACCGCCAGCCGCAGCGCGTCGCCGTCGTCGGCGAGCGGATTCCAGGGCTTCTGCAACCCCTCCAACAGAAACGCTTTGCAGTCATCCGTCAGCCGTACCGGCTTGTAGCCTGCAGCGATGGCGGCGTACTTGAGCTCTTCGAATTCAGCATCGGTCACGGTGGAATCCTTTCATGTCGTCCACGAGGTCATCGAGGTAGCGGCGCGCGCAGTCTCGTTCCTCGGCGGGTAGGTTGTTTGCCAGCTCCAGGACGCCGGATGCGATGGCCCACATCACCCACGCGGACAACTGAGAGCGCTTGAGCCTTGCCATAGCTGCGAGCACTGGGCGCACTGCCTCGGCGTCCCAGCGGTCCATATCTGCCTGTGCGGCCTCTTCGGCTGCTGCAATCGCGGGGTGGTGGGTGTCCATGGCTTACCCCGGCTTGTGGGCGAGCATGGCCTTGCCGTGGGCGGCTGCAGCATCTCGGCTTTTATGCAGGACGTCCAACCTGAGGTAGCGTCGGTCTTGCTCATCGTCACACCACGTTGCCCACCGGTAGGCGTCATCGTGTGTGGGTGATGCCACGTAGTACCGCTCCCCAATGGCGGGCGCTTCCTTCTCCGGTGCCGGCACCTCGATCCCGTTGACCACGATCACATCGGGCTTGATGCGGACTTCGTACCAATCGGGCGACGAGATAAACAACATGAAGTTGTCGAGGGTTTTAATTTCAAACCGGCTTCCGTGGGCCGTCTTTTTTTCGACCACTTCCAACTTCTTGCCGTCAAGCACTGCTCGCAGCATGTTGGCCTGGTGTTCGGTGATTTCCATGTCTGCTCCAGAAACAAGAAAGCCCGCTGCGTGCGGGCCGGTGGGTTGTAGAAAGACCGCTGCCCGAGGGCTGCCGTGCAAACCAAGGAGGGATGGGGGTAGTTGCGCTGCACGGCGCGGTGGATGGGTCAAGTAGATGTCGCAGCGCGGGCGGCATCGATGGCCGACAGCGCAGTATCGAACCGGCAGCGCTCGATAAAAGCGTCGTCGCGGCTGCTAGGCATGGGTTCGTATTCCCACTCGCCTTGCTTGTTCAACACCTCGCCGCCTAAGCGGCGAACGGCCCATTTGTCCGAGCCGGCCCTTTGCTTCACTCGTTCCACGCAGATGGAATCGTCGATCTCGTATTCAGTCACCTTTGCTACCACCTGCTCATGCCCAGCAGCAGACAGCGCCCGGACAGCTGCAATGAACCTGTCCTTCAATTCGCGCGCGCTTTCAGGTGTCCCGGTAAGTGGTTCGCCTTCACAGTGCTGCCTGACCGCTTGAGCGGCGGCGAACGCCACTTGCTCAGCAAGTTCGATGACATGCTCTTCAGCCGCTGTTCTGCTGTTGCTCATTGATCTGCTCCAAAGAAAAAGCCAGCACTAGGCTGGCAGTGGGAAGAAAAGAACCGCGTATTGCGGTCACGGGGCAGGGTCGCCGAAGTGCTGTTCCATGTACTCCTGAACAGCCTCGCGGATGGCGACCCGCCCTTTTCGGCTTTGCTTGAAAAACGATCGGATCTCTTCGGAAACCGCCTCGGTTACGCATGCGTTCACAGTTGATCGGACGACTGCAGAGATACGCTCCGGCGTCAACGCCTCGTCAAGAGCACGCTGCACCTCTGCGTCAAGCATCGCCGTGTGTTCGGCAAGCATTGCGCTCACCGTGTGCTTCATCTGACGGACTTCAAGAGTGATGATCGGCGGATGGGAAGACATCGATAGCTCCTAGGAAGAAAAGAACCGCATCTGCGCCCCAAAGAGAGGGGAGGAGGGAGGGACAGGGCGCGCGGTTGGAAAAGGGTGATGGTGGCCGGATTCGAACCAGCGACATGGCTACAGACGGCCCGGGCATTCCCTACCGAGACGGGGTTCCTGTAGTTTCCAGCTCTAACCAACTGAGCTACACCATCATTGAAGCGGGCAGGTCGCTACTCCTGCTCCGGACGCCTCACGCATTGCGCGCCGGTTCCTCGCTGCTCTCGCTAGCCAAGCGTGTCTGCTCTCCACGCCGCCGCTTCAATGATGGTTCCCGCTGCTCTCCCGGGATGGTCACGTTGCATACTTCTACGGATCCCCGCCGAGGGCGCCTGCGGGCTTGCTTTCACTTCGACGCGTTCAACGTTTCGCTCGCGCTCTTTCTTGCTCGCGCAATCACATCGGGAGGCTGGGCTCTACCCTGCGATCCACGAAGCCGCGCGCGCCGTTTGGGCCCGCATACTGACCCACCAGAATGCCGCCTTGCACCACGTCGTAGTGCTGATCGTGCATCTTGAAGATCAGGTGGCCGCGGTACTCGGCAGGCTTCGCATCCGTCGTAATGACGGGCTTTGAGCCCTGGTAGTTGCTGTTGTGGAATGGGTTGGTGTAGCTGTGCATGCTCACTCCTTAAAAACAGAAACGCCCTCTACGTGAGGGCGCTTGTGTCTTTGCCCTCCAAAGAGGGCCGGGCTAAATTTCGGTGCTCACATACACGTCGCTGTCTCGGTAGCTGTTGCGAGCGCCGTTTGGCAGAACAAGCACTACCGCGTGACTGGTAGTGCGCTCTTTCCAAGCCTGCATGTGCTTGATGCAGGCTTCTTTGGTAGTGGCGGCTTTGAACTTGCCGATTTCCACTTCTTTGTCGAGACCAACGCGGATCAGGGTGTATTCGTACATGTCGCTCCTCGGTTGAACATCAAAGCGTCCTGCGATCGAAGACGCTTTGATGTGGCCCGTCGTGAGAAGGGCTTCGCTGGCATCTCCCCGCCGTAGCGGGCTCCAGCACTGCCACAGCGAATTCGTGCCCACTCCTTGCGGGCCATCGCTGTTTGCCTGGTTGCTGTTCTTGGCCCTGGCGCCTCATCCGGATTCGGTGCTACCCCACTCCCGGCTTGTGCCCCGGCCGCCATGGGCCAGGGATGCAACGCAGTGGGATGTGTGGTGGGCCGCGCGGGAATCGAACCCGCCTTCACCACTCGACCGGTGCATGCGTTCCGGTTTACCGGCCCACTACACATCCCACTGCTCAAATTCTTAAAGACCATGCCGGGCTACTCACGATGGATTGACCCCATCGCCTGCACCAACCTGCATCGCCCATCTGGGCTAACCCCGCCTCTGCCTCGGTCGGCTTAGGGGCCGGATCGCTACCCCTGGGGTGTCTCGCGGTTGTTTGCTGCGATGGGTCTATTGAATCATGATTCAATCTCGATGTCAATCATGATTCAGTGCTTGGCGTAAAAAAGCCGCCTTGACGGGCGGCTGTTGTTGGGGTGCTCGATTTCTGTCGAGGACCGGGCTAGTCCTGCCAGTTTCCAGCCCTGATGCGCAGAAGATGCTCTTCAATGGCCACAAGCCGACCATGCAACTCGTAGGCAAGGTAGCCTATGAACACGGCTAAGCCTAGAGCTGCCTTGATCACGTCGGACTGCCGGTCCATCAGGGCCGCGACGAACAAAATGGCTAGCAAGATGCCTAGCCACTTCAATACCGCTTTGAAGGCCTTCATTGTTGACGCTATCAGTTGCAGCCGAACTGGTTGCACGACCGGTAGTAGGAGTTGCCGCGGCTGTCTATCCCCTGGTAGGTAGTTGTCCCGCCAAAGCTGCTACTTGACCCGCTCCAAGTGTTGCCGTTCGACGCTGTGCCGTTGTGGAACGTCGTACCTCCGAAAGTAGAACTACTTTGGCTCCAGTTGTTGCCGGTCTGGTTGTTATAGCCCTGCATCTGGGTGGTGTTTCCGTACTGCTGGACGTTGTAGCTGTTGCCTTGGGTGTCAGTGCAGTATCGGAATGCTCCTGTGCCTGTGCAGGTCGCGTGCGCGCCCATCATGCTCATGGCAAGGGCAAACGTGAGGGCCATCTTCTTCATATCCATCTCCCATGAGTCGGCTTGGTGCCGGGCCGACATTCCGGCTCAAATCCTCTGGCTTTGCTTGTGCACTACCTCGCCGAGCAGCTTGCAGTGGTCATCGCACAGCTTGCGTGGGTAGCGCTTTTGGTCCGCGTTGTCTGATGTGAGCCACCACTGGCCCGAGTCCCTCACCAAGCGCTTGATGACCATCTCGCCTTCGTAGTCCACGGCGAATACCACGCCGTCCTTGGGCGTCTTCTGGTCCGTGTTGACCACCACCACGTCGTCGTGGAATAGGCCCGGCTCCATGCTGGAGTTGCCAACGCGCACAGCGAAAAGCTTCTCGGGGCGGAACCCGTTGCGCTCAAACCATTGCCGCTGGAAAACGATAGGAGACCCGCCGCCGTCGTCGTACTCCAGCGCAAACCCACTCGCCCCGGCCGATATGCGCCAGTCCGGATAGAACTTGATTGCCGGATAGTCCGGGTTGTCGTCAAGGTCAACAGGTTCTGCGCGTCTCTCATGCATCGCCATGGCACCCGCCCCGGTGGCCAACCAGTCGGGGCTTACAGCGAGGAACGCCGCCGCCTTTGCATTGTTCGCGGCAGAGAACGCCTTAGATAGCCCGTCCAGTACGCGTTTTACGGCCTGGTAGGACGAGCCGATCCCGTTCGCGAGCTGCGTGACTGTGACGCCGCGCGCGTCCATTGCGGCCTTAAGCCGGCCTGCGTATTCAACCATGATTGAAATGTGCCGTCTTTGCAGTGAATTATGGTTGTCAAATCGACTGAATCATGATTCAATAGACGCATGCTCAAAGACAAAGCCATCGAGGTGCTGGGCGGCAGCATCGCAACAACCGCCGCTGCTGTGGACATCAGCTACCAGGCCGTGAACCAGTGGCCCGATGTGCTGCCGCAACGCATCGCAGACCGCGTGATTGCTGCCTGCGTCCGTCGAGGGATCGAGATTCCCGAGGAGTGGAAGCAGCCCATCAACCTGCACGGCGCCTAAGCCGCTGCAAGCCCACACCGCCCGGCCTAACGCCGCGCACCCCACCAACCCCAACCCCTGAAAGTCCCGCCCATGTACGCCGATCCGGCCGACATCAAAAAGCACCGCTTCAACCTGTCCGTCAATGACGAGCAGAGGAATCTCTTCTGGGAGGAAGCGCAGGCCCGTCGTATGCAGGTCACGCCCACGATCTTGGAGCTGGCTCTGGAGGCGTTGGAGTGGCGTCGTGTTCATGCGGCCAATTCTGCGAATTCGTCTCCCACATTGCGACGCGCGAATGCGTAGCTCATCAGTAACGGAGACAACGTGCCCACACAACAACTGTTGCCGGCAGAGCTGCCTGAGCACCAATACCGCGCCCTCGTGGACTACGCCGAGCAGCAGGAAATCACGCTGTCTGAGGCCGTGCTGCGTCTCGCCGCCGAGAGCCTCGCCATGCGCCAGCTCGGGCAACGCCTGGGCGTGCAGGACTTCGAGCGCGCCCTGCGCTGATCCACTTTTGAGTTACGCATTCCTCACTGATCACCGCACCATGACCAAGAAGCAGCCCAAAGTCCTTGCCGTCAACGGCTCCCGCCACGCCACCCTCGCGCGCACCGATCCCAAGCTGACCGTCGTCCGCTTCGGTGATGACGAGGCTCCGGCCAATCGCGTGTGGTGCAACGCATCTATGCCCAACGTGCAGCCCGGCTATCGCTGGCCGCATCTGGCTACGCCGCCTCGGGGGTGATATGGCAGCGCAAGACCGAAAGATTGCCAAGTTGATCGACGAGATCCGTGACCTTGATGCCAAGGCAGCAGGCAAGCGTATGGAGCTCGCCATGGAGTTGGGCGACCGCGACCAAGCCTACAAGCACATGCGCGAGATGAATTGCCAGACCGAGGCGCGCATTGCCGCACGGCAGGCAGGCTGCTTTGCTGGAGGCATCTGATGGCCAACCCCTGGTTCCGCATGTACGCGGAGTTCGCAACGGATGCCAAGGTGCAGAGCATGCCAGAGGCGATGCAGCGTCGTTTGATGATGCTGTTCTGCCTCCGTTGCAGCGACGTTCTTGCAACGTTGCAAGACGACGAGCTGCAGTTTGGATTGCATATCAGCAACGACGAGCTTGCAGAAACGAAGGCGCTTTTCATCCGCAAGGGCTTCATCGACGACGCATGGAGCCTGCTGAATTGGGACAAGCGCCAGTTCAATTCTGATAGCAGCACAGAGCGTAGCCGTAAGCATCGCGAGGGGAAGAAGGCTCAAGCGAACGACGCCGTAACGCAATGCAACGTTGCAGCAACGCCCCCAGATACAGAAACAGATACAGAGAAAGAACCTAACGGTTCTGTCGGCAGGGCCGACCAACTCCCCCGCTGCGATACGCAATCCATCGTCGACCTGTACCACGAGATCCTGCCCGAGATGCCCACCATTCGGCTGATGAGCGATGGCAGACGGAAGGCGATTTCGGCTATGTGGAAGTTCGTCCTGACGAGCAGACGCAGCGACGGCCAGCGAAGGGCCAATGACGCCGCCGAGGCGATGGAGTGGATGCGCGGGTACTTCGGCCGTGTTCGTGAAAACGACTTCCTCATGGGTCGGAGTTCGAAGGGCTCAGGGCACGAAAGCTGGCGATGTGACCTCGATTTCCTGCTGACCGAAAAAGGCAAAAAACATGTGCTCGAAAGGACGGTGACGCAATGAATCCGATGGACCTTCCGAACGAAGAGTTCGCCTACTCCCACGAAGCCGAGTGCGCCGTGCTTGGCGCGGTGCTGATGACTGGCCCCGAGGCATTCGACGCTGCTGGACTGAAGGCTGAGGACTTCTACCAACCCTTGCACCGCACGCTGTGGACCGAGGCATCCAAGCTGGTCCTGGCTGGCAAGCATGTCGACGTGGTGGGCCTGATCGAATCCATGCGCGGCGCCGATGTGGACTGGGGCTACGTCCAAGGCCTGACGGACGGCTTTGTTTCTCTGCGCGCCGTCCGGGCCCACGCGAAGATCATCCGCGACCACGCCAAGGCACGGGCCTTGAAAGAAGCAGCCCGCACCGTTGCAGGAGTGGCAGCGGACGAGAGCATTTCCGTCGAACAACGGGTTGCGCAGTCGGTCTCGGCGCTGGAAGCCGTTGTGGACGAGAAGTCGGAAAAGGACGCGCTGCCCATTGCCGACTTCGTGGCCGACTTCCTGGACCGCCTACAGGACATGGCGGACGGCAAGGTAACGCCGGCCCGCGCTACGCACATCCCCTCGCTGGATCGCCTGCTGAACGGCGGCTTTCGCGATGGTCAATTGGTGATCATCGCCGCGCGACCCTCGCAAGGTAAGTCGTCCCTCGCGCAGCAGTTGGCATTGAGCCATGCGCGCGACGGCCACCCCGCAGCCTTCTTTGGCATGGAGATGGACAGCAAGGAGCTGACTAACCGCACGGTGGCGAACGTGGGCCGGGTGCCGCTCAAGGGTCTCAAGAGCGGGCAACTTGGCGAGGACGACTGGGGCAGGGTGCCGGAGGCAATCGAGACGCTGCGGGAACTGCCGCTGTACCTCTACGACCAGCCCGGCATGACGCTGGCCGAGGTGGCATCCAAGGCCCGAAAGCTGGTGCGCAAGCACGGCATTAAGACGCTGGTGGTGGACTACCTGCAACTCATGAAGGGATCCGGCATCCGCGGAGAGCGCCGCGTGGAGCTGGAAGAAATCACCCGCGGATCGAAGCAGCTTGCGAAGCAACTGGGCATCTCTGTGGTGCTGCTGTCCCAGCTGAATCGCGAAGTGGAGAAGCGCACGAACCCCCGCCCGCAGATGTCCGACCTCAAGGAATGCGGCGCCATCGAGGAAGACGCGGACGTGATCCTGGCGGTGTGGACGCACAAGCAAGGCGAAGGAGACGCCGGCGACGTGAAGGGCTGTGCGGTGCTGAAGAACCGAGATGGGGAGCGCGGAGAGGTCGCACTGCACTTCGCCGGGCAGTACCAAAGATGGACGGAATCAACCGAGTCCCTGCACGCGCCTGCCATCAAAAAGCCTGCGGGTGGTGGCCGGTTCAGCGAAGAGTTCAACTGATTCGTAGGAGATTTGAATGAGTGTTTTGCTGCCGAATGATTGGACGCGGGTGCGCGCGCACTACGCCCGGGTTCTTCCTCTGATCCTTGCCGAGAAGAGCAACGAATGGGCCATCGACGCCTACGCATGGGAGGGCGCTGGCATCCGCATGACGCCCATCGAGGAATGGTTGTGGGCCGATCTGCGCGCAGCTGATGTGGTGATGTACCCGCAGCTTCCCGTGGATGGGGTGTTTGTCGACTTCGGCAATCCAGTTGCCAAGGTTGCCATCGAATGCGACGGCCAGGCATACCACCGAGACAAGGCCAAGGACGCAGTTCGTGACACAAAGCTCGCATCGCTCGGATGGACGGTGTACCGGCTGACCGGCTCGGAATGTCGGCGGGACTTCAACGAAGAAACGCGGACAGATGGCGCCGCCCGCACCCTGATCGATCTTGTGGCACGCCAACACGCCGTGCAGAGGGGCCGTAGCTATGCATGAGATGCCGAACCCGCGCCTCCCCGCGCCAACTATCCAACCCAAGATAAACGAGGATAAAAGCGAGGTGGCCGCATGAAACCCTGGTACTGGATGGCCACAGGTGTGGCGGCAATGGTCTACATCGCGTGGCACGGCGGTTACGAGACTGCCGGTTGGTGGGCAGCAGCTGTGATCATGGCCTTTTTTGCGCTCATGACTTGGCTGGTCGAACAGCAGCAGAAGACCATCAAGGATCTTCTCCAAATCATGCGAGAGCGTGAGGTGCTGGGCGATGAGAAGGTGGCCTGCGTCGCCGATATGGCTGGAGTTGGGCCCTCCTACCGCGCTTATATGGCAATCGCCATGGCGCGGGTGCAGGCCAAGCACGAGAAGGGTGTGAAGCATGGCTGACCGTCTCACCCTCTCCATGTGGGAGCCAGTACAGGCGTACCAAGCGATCAAAGCCGCATGGATGCACGCCAAGGCCCTGCTCTTCGCCGGCCACCGCCTGGTGGTCGAGGTGCGGCCGGAAAAGCGCAGCGACGCCCAGAACCGCCGCCTCTGGGCCATGCTCCGCGACATCTCCACGCAGGTGGATTGGTACGGCCAAAAGCTGACCGATGAGGAGTGGAAGGACGTCTTCACCGCCTCCCTCAAGCGAGCCAAGGTGGTTCCCGGCCTCGATGGTGGGTTCGTCGTCTGCGGCCAGCGCACGTCCAAGATGACCAAGGGCGAGATGGCCGAACTGCAAACGCTGATGGAGGCGTTCGGGGCCGAGAAGGGCGTGGCGTTCAGCGCGCCGGAGGGCTGGCAGTAATGGCTAACAGCAAGAGGAAAGCGCATTGCGGCAAGGTGAAGCATCAGACTCTTCTGCTTGCTCAGATTAGCCTTACGCGGACCCTGGCGCGTGCAAAGAAGAGACACGATCCGATTGTCACCGGACTCTCGGCATACCGCTGCCCGTACTGCGACGGCTGGCATGTTGGCAGGTCGCTCAAGAAGGGCATCAACTGGGATCTGGTTGCCCAGGCTGAGAAGAGATTGCAGCAATGGACCGCGCGGGCTGAGGCATGACCTTCCGACGCACCCGCTGTGCTCACTGCCGCGCCAAGCTGGACCCGGAGCGCCCGGGCCAGATCGTCCACGCCGAATGCGCCGCCGACTACGCGGTAGCCGAGCGCGAAAAGGCCGAGCGCGCCGAAGCCAAGAAAGCCCGAGCCGCTGCCAAGGTGGAGAGGGCCGAGACGCGCCGCCGCAAGGAGCGCGCGAAGACCACAGGCCAGCGCAAGGCAGAAGCGCAGGCCGCGATCAACAAGTGGATCGTCCACGTGCGCGACAAGGAACAGCCCTGCATTTCCTGCGGACGGCACCACCAGGGCATGTACCACGCAGGTCACTACCGGAGCCGCGGCAGCGCCCCGCATCTGGCCCTAGACCCGCGCAACCTGCACAAGCAATGCGCGCCCTGCAACCTGCATCTGCACGGCAACCTGATCGAGTACCGCCGAGGGCTTATCGAGCGATATGGGCTCGCCCACGTCGAAGCCCTGGAGGCCGACCAGGAGCCGCGACACCTCAGCCCGGGCGACCTAGACGCCATCCGTAACCACTACCGCAAAGCACTTAAGGAGAGCAAGACATGAACTACCAGGCGCTTGCGTACCGCATCCGAGACCGGGCACTGCACAGGCCTCAGAACGGTGAATGGTGCGCGCTCTGGGGCATCCGTGGGCCAATCGAGGCGGGCTCGGAAGCCCAGATATACGACGCCGTATGGCTCAACCTCAAAGAGCATGACCTGCTCAACTGGATGGTGGCCTCTGGCCGCATTCAGCCCATGTATTTCAACCAAGTCGGACTGATCAACAGGAGAGTGCCGCAATGACCATCGAAACCACCCTCAAAGAGCGCGGCGACCGCTACGGCGACTTTGCCCACCATGCCAAGATTGCCCAGGATCTGCAGGATGTGGCTCGGGCCACGGAAGGATGGGCACGGCTGGATGCTGCCCAGCGCCAGGCGCTCACCGTCATCTGCGACAAGATCGCGCGCATCCTGTCTGGCGACCCGAACTACGCCGACAACTGGCACGACATCCAGGGCTATGCAAAGCTGGTCGAGGACCGGCTGCCCGGCGATGGCCCGTCGCCCGACGCGCTTCCTGTGTCCGACTCGCTTAAGCAGGCGCTCGCCACCCATCCATTGCTCAAGGACACCCCTGACACGGTGCATGTCAAGCTGCCTGTGCTTGATAAGAGGTGGAGGGAGGAGATTGCTTTCCCTGGAGTTCAGTGGTCTCGCGTGCGGGATTGGGTGCGCGATCTCAAAGATCATGACGTAGTGAGGCCCTCGGACCTTAACGAGGCTGAGCGTGAGTATCTGCTCCTCAAAGGCCGGAACGTCTAACGGAGGGCCCCATGCTGACCAGAGAAGAGCAGGAGTCTGTCATGGCAAAGGTCCGCATCATCCGCACGGAGAGCGTCCGCCTTCGCCGCATGGTGGACCGAAAGGAAATGGACGACCGCCGATACCGTGAGTTGATCCAGCGTGCAGAAGACGGGTTGCGGGATTTACTTAAGGAGCTGGGATGAGCGAAATCGGAGGTTTCTACGGGCTGGGGCAATGGCTCCGCACCAATATGCCCGATGTATACGCAATGCCATTCGATGAAGTGCGGGAACGGCTAAACGAAATCACAGGGCTCAACGCAAAGCCTGGAGACATAATGGATGAGTCCGCCGACGATTTTCTCGTGGTACTCCGCAGAATGAAGTTGGACGGCAAACTGCCTAATTAGCTATTCCCCATGGATGATGCAGTAGGTACAATCCATGCATCATCCACCATATTCCGAGGCGCAAAGCCATGGCCTTTTCCCCTTCATCGCCGAGCATTACGCTCGCAGTAACCGACGCTGGGCAGAACACGGCCATTCAGCGATTCGCTTCCCAATGCCGCATCTACAACGAAGGCCCTAACGCCTGCCGCATTTCCCTCGACGTAGGGCCGAAGACCATTGCCGACACGGACATGATCATGCCGGGAGGCCTGATGGAAGTCCTCACAAAGTACGGCGCCGATACCCTGTCTGCCAAATGCAAGACCGGCGAAACGGCAACCCTGCACATTGTGTGTGGAGGGGGCGACTGATGCGCGCATTCATCCAGAACCTGGCCGCGATGTTCTCGGACCAGGCGCCAATCCGGGAGGCGACGCTCGCCATTCCGGGAAGTCAGTCCAAAGCATCCCGGGGGGATCACCAGCATCCGCGCCTGACGAGCGCCAGCTGGAATGTGACCGATGCCAATGGGGAGGCGACATTCACCTTCACCCGCACGTTTGCCGCTAAGCCCACGATTGACCTGTCATATGAAGAGGCGACAAACAATCAGCCCTGCATCTTCAAGGTCAAGAGCTGGGTAACCAACGCCAATGGGGAATACACCGGTATGGTCGCAAAGGGCTACCGTCTTCAAACCCTCCCCGCATCCATCACGCTGCTCGGCTCGCTTGCGAGTTTCAGCGTAACCATCAACGCTCCCGCAGGCATCAACGTGTCCTGCATTGCTGTGCAGGTGTCCTGAGATGCTGGATAGGAAGATCATCGACGCCGTGCTCGATTCCATGTGCGAGGGAGCAAGTCTTCGCAAGGCGACTCAGAAACACGGGACCTCGCCTCAGAGCTTTTTGCGAGCGGTGGATGTGGACGAGAAACTCAAGGAGCAATACGCGCAGGCGCGCGCGCGTATGTTAGACGTGAATGCGGAAGAGCTAGAAGAGATTGGCGAGCGTGCGGCAATGGCAGAAACAGCGGTGGAAGTGGCTGGTCTGCGTCTGCTTTCTGATAATCGGAAATGGCTCCTTTCCAAACTGGCGCCTAAGAAATACGGCGATAAGGTCCAGCAAGAGGTCTCGGGGCCTGATGGCGGTCCGGTGCAGGTGACGCAAATCCAATTGGTCGCAATGAATGGCCGCAGTCCAGATTGAGCTACCCGAGAAGCTGATCCCGGTCTTTGATGGGCCGGCAGACGTGCGCTATGCCCATGGCGGCCGCGGCTCCGCCAAGACCCGCAGTTTTGCCAAGATGGCGGCTGTGCGAGGCTACATGTACGGCATGGCGGGTGTCTCCGGGCAGATCGTGTGCGGCAGGCAGTTCATGAACTCGCTTGAAGACAGCTCACTTGAAGAGTGCAAGCGCGCCATTGAGGACGAGCCGTGGCTGCTCGACTACTACGACATTGGCGAGAAGTACATCAAGAGCAAGGACGGGCGGATCTGGTTCACGTTCGTCGGGCTGGATCGCAACATCCAGTCGATCAAGTCCAAGGGGCGAATCCTTTTGCTTTGGGTGGATGAAGCCGAGCCGGTAACGGATATTGCCTGGTCGATTGTGATTCCTACGCTTCGGGAAGAGGGTGAGGGATGGAATGCGGAGTTGTGGGTCACGTGGAACCCGCGGCGTAAGGCGTCGGCTGTCGAGTCGCGCTTCCGAAATTCCAAAGATCCTCTCGTCAAGGGCGTTCAACTCAATTGGAGGGACAACCCGAAATTCCCGGCGAAGCTTGAGCGCGAAAGGCTGCGGGACATGGAGGAGCGGCCTGAGCAGTACGGCCACATTTGGGAGGGCGAATACTTCACGGTCAATGAGGGCGCCTACTTCTCGACCCACATATTGCAGGCGAAGAAGGAGAATCGAATTGGGCACGTCCATGCCGATCCTTTGATGACTAAGCGCGCTTTCATCGACATTGGCGGCACGGGGGCGAGGGCTGACGCTTATGCAATGTGGATTGTGCAGTTCGTTGGCAAGGAAATCCGGGTGCTCAACTATTACGAAGCGGTTGGCCAGCCTCTCGCCACGCATTTGGAGTGGATGCGCGCAAATGATTGCGGCCCAGGATCGTGCCAAGTCTGGTTGCCTCACGATGGCGCGACGCACGACAAAGTGCATGACGTTTCCTATGAGTCGGCATTCAGGCAGGCTGGGTATTCGGTCACTGTCGTTCCTAACCAGGGAAAAGGCGCGGCAAAAGCGAGGATCGAGGCGGCGCGTCGGCTTTTCCCTGCGATGTGGTTTAACGAGCAAACGACCTTGGCCGGAGTTGACGCACTTGCCTGGTATCACGAGAAGCGCGACGACGAGCGGAATATCGGGCTTGGCCCTGAGCACGATTGGGCAAGCCACGGCGCTGACGCATTCGGGCTGATGTGCGTGGCATACGAGCAGCCGACCGCCCCGCCAAAACCCATTCAGTACAAACGCAGGATGTTGTCCTAGGCGAAAATCGTTGACAATGCACGATATTGCACTCGCGTGATTCCGCGCGATTACCTGGAGCAGATCATGACCGACCCAAAGAAAACCCAGACGGATGCGGCTGACGATAGCGGCCGTCCCACTGTTTACACCTACCCTGATGGTTCCCAGCGTGTGGGCCAGCCTCCTTTCCCGAAGCTCTCGCCGAAGGAAGAGGAAGCCCGCGCCGGCCATGCCGACGAAGGCGTGGATACTCCGATGAATATCCCGCAGGGCTACAAAACGGAAGGTGAAAAGGCGCCCGATCCCGATGGCCGCCAAACCGCCGACCAATTCGTCGCCCGGGTGGAGCAGAAACTGCGCTCTGACGTGATTTCCGGCAAAGACCCGAGCACGCCCAACTACACGACCTCCAGCGACAAACCCGAGCTTGCCGGCACGGTGGAAGTCGATGACCGCGTGGAAGGCCTGGACCCGGCAGACCCGAAGGACCTCGACAAACTGGTGGGCAAGGTGCATGCCGACGTGGACGCCACCGACGAACAGGTGAAGGCCGCGGCCGTGCAGATCGCCCGCGAGACCCCCGGCGAGATCGTGATGGAGAAGGGCGGCAAGACCGCCAAGAAGGCGCGCTAATCGCGCCCCGTGCCGGCCGGTTGCCGGCACCCAAGGACACACCATGACCCCCATCCTGTACGAAGGCACCAAGCGCGTGCTCGCCATCCCCATGACCCGCGGCGCCTACAACGAGTACCGCGGCTGGACAGTCCCTGCCAACGAAGACCCGGCGGATGCCGGTTTTCTGGTGGAGTACCAGGACGGCGGCAAGGCCAACGATCCGAGGCACGCCGGCTACATCAGCTGGTCGCCCGCCGACGTCTTCGAGCGCAGCTATCGCGAGGTGCAGAGCTAACCATGGCGAAGATGGACACCGATAGCCTGTTGAATCACCTGCAGGCAAACGAAGATGACGCCGCTCAATACGTTGAGCAGGTAGGCTATCGGCGTCTTGAGTCGCAGCGGGAGTACTACCGGGAGCCGTACCCGGGCGATGAAGATCTGGACGGCTGGTCCCGCATCGTCACGTCCGAGGTGCAGGATACGGTGGAATGGATCTTGCCGAGCCTGCTGGAGGTGTTCACGGAGAGCGATCAAGCCGTGGTCTTCGAGCCGGCGCGGCAGGAAGACGTGCAGGGAGCAGAGCAGGCCACGGACACGTGCAACTACGTGTTTAACAAGTCCAATAACGGCTTCCTCGTCCTGTACACGGCCTTCAAGGATGCCTTGATCTCACAGAACTGTGCCGTGATGTGGCGGCTCGACAAAGAGCAGGTGCGCGACGTGCAAACGCTACAGGGTGCGCCGGTCGATGTGCTGGTGATGCTCGAGCAGGAAGGCTTTGAGATCGAGGCGTCAGCCCCTGTGATGGGCGCTGCGATTCCGCTCTACAACGCCAAGGTTTCGCGCACGCGCGAGAAGAACAAGATCAGGGTGGAGGCGTTCCCCCCTGAGCAGCTCTACATCAAGCGTGGCTGGACTTCGCCACTTCTTGGCGACTGCCCCTATGTCGCCCGGGTGATGCCCGTCACGCTGTCCGACCTGCGGCAGATGGGCTTCAAGGATGTCACGGCATCCGACCTTCGCGCCTCAGAAGACGCCATGCCTTCGGACGTCAACGAGGAATACCGTCTCACCCGCACGGATGGCAAGTTCGTACAGGACGACGACGCGGTGGACAGCGAGGACGACAGCCTCGCCCAGGGCTGGTTGCGCATCGAATATGTCTTGGTGGACTTCGACGGCGACGGCATCGCCGAACGGCGCATCGTCTACCGTTTGGCAAAAAAGATGCTGAGCAACGAGGAGACCGACCACGTCCAGATTGCTACCACTTCGCCGATCCTCAACACGCATCGGTGGGACGGCATGTCCATCGCTGAGGCTGTTTCCGATCTGCAGCGGCTCAAGACCGACCTGACGCGTGGCGTGGTCAACGCCTCAAGCCTGGCAGTCAATCCGCGAAAGACCGTGCTGACGGACGCCAACGGCGCGCCGTATGCCAACGTTGACGACCTGATCGACTTCCGAATCGGTGGCCTGATCCGCACGTCACGTGCCGACGCATTGAACATCGAGCCGACGCCGTTCAACGGGACACAGGTGCTGCCCGTCCTGGCCTACGTGGACGAGATGGCGGAAAAGCGGACGGGCGTAAGCAAGCAGCAGCAGGGCCTCGACCCGAATAGCCTGCGCCCTGACCGCACCGCAGCCGAGGTGATGATGACGGCCAACGCCGCTCAACAGCGGATTAAGCTCATCGCCCGGATCTTCGCCGAGACGCTGGTCAAACCAGTCTTCCAAGGCATCCTGCGCTTGCTTACGTCCGGGGAAATGGAGCCATTGGCGTTCCGGCTCCGCGGTCAATTCGTGCAGTACGACCCCAACGAGTGGCGTGATCAGTACGACATGACCATCAATGTGGGGCTTGGCACTGGCGACAAGCAGCAGCAAATCGCCTTCTTCCAAAGCCTATCGCAGATGCAGATGGGCCTTGCGCAAACGCCGTTTGGTTCGCTTCTGATCGACCCGCAGAAAATCTACAACACTTTCGCCAAGATGGTGGAGCTGGGCGGACAGAAGAACGTCAACGACTACATCGGCAATCCGCAGGGCAAGCAGCTGCCCCCACAAGGGCCGCCGCCTCAACTGCAGATCGAGCAGGCCAAGCTGCAGCAGCAAGGCCAGCTCAAGCAGATGGAGATGCAGTACAAGGCGCAGGCTGACGAGATGCAGCGCCAGCAACAGGCCCAGCTTGAGATGATCCGCCAGCGTGCGCAGCAGGAGACGGACGCGAACCGTCAGGCTATGGAAGCGCAGATGCATCAGATGAAGCTGACCCACGAGGCGCAACTTGAACAGCTCCGTGCGCAATACGAAGACCAGCGCCACGCCCGCGAAATGGAATTCCAGCGCTGGAAGGCAGAGCTTGACGCCTCGGTGAAGATCGAGTCCGCCAATATCAGCAGCAAATCCAAGCTGGAAAACGAGGCCACGGCAGCGGCAACCGCTGAAATCGGCCGTGAGGTGCAGCCATGAACGAGCAGCAGGTTTCTCAGATGGGCGAATACGCTCGCCAGACGCTGGATAACCCCGCTTTCCAGGAAGCCATGAAGCGGCTTCACGAAATGGCGCACCTCCAGTTCAAGAAAACGGACATTCGCGATGCGGAGGGTCTGAAACTGGCCCGCCAATTCGCTGCAGTCACTGACGACTTCGAATCCATTTTGAAAAGAATGGTAGAAGGCGGTAAACTCGCGCAAATCAGTTTGGATAAGCACCGTGACGAATCTCCGGTTCGACGGGCTCTCCGGCAGGTTAATCGGTAGTCGCCTACCATTTTGGGCCTCCGCAGTGATGCGTGCCCTGGCGATCCCCTGGCGACATGGGGGGTTGTCTAGACCTAGGAAATCAAATGCATCCAACGGACGGACAAGCCGACTCGGCCCCGGTTTCTGCAGATGATGTAGCTTCGTTCCTGCTCGATAACCCGGCATCTGACCGGGCCGATGAACCGCGGGACCAAAAAGATGCAGCCGGCGATAATCCCCCAGACGATCTGGAACCGGATGAGCCGGATAACCCAAGCGACGACAGCCCGGATGACGACGTCGATCCCGACGCCGAGAAACAGCCCGATCCGACAAGCGGCCGCAAATTCAAAGTCACCGTCAAGGGCGAAGACGGTGCGGACCTCGAACAAGAGGTTGACGAAAAGGAACTCATTGCCGGTTACCAACGTCGCGCCGATTACTCGCGCAAGACGGAAGAACTGGCACGGCGAGAAGAGCAAGCAGCAGAGGTTGTGCGCACACGGGTGACCGAGGAGCAAAACCACTTCGTGCAGCAAGCGCAAATGGCACATGCGCTCGTGGCTCAGCTCGCCGGATTGAAGAGTCCGCAGGAAATGCTGATGCTCTCTCAGCAGGACCCAGCAGGGTATGTGGCAGAGCAGGCCCGGCAACAGCAAGTGCAGAGCGTTATGGCGTCTCTGCAAAACCAATGGCAGCAAACGCAAAAGCAACAGCAGCAGGCACAACAGGCCGAGCTGCAGAAGAGCTATGCGCGCTGTTGGGGGGTGCTGGGCCAGAACGGCATTGACAAACCCAAGCTGCAGAACATTTTCGACTCGTTCAGCAAGGAATACGGCATTCCTTATGACCGTTTTGCCGGCGTGAACGATCCAGCGCTGGTGCTGGCGATGAATGACGCTGTGGCTTACCGGGCTCTTCAAAAGAAACGCACCGAGGTCACCAAAAAGGCTGAGGCTGCGCCTCGCCTGCCTCAAAAACAAGCCGTGCCCCGCAATGAATCGGTGGATAAGCGCCGAGTCGAGCGGCTCCGTAGTGGCCGTGGGTCGCGTAACGACCTGGCCGCATTCATCGCACAAAACAACCTGTAAGGAGGTTGCGAAATGGCTGTCCCAACCAATACCTATACCCGCTATACCGCGGGCACGAACGTCCGCGAGGATCTGGCCGATTACATCGCCCGGCAAGACCCCGAGAAGACGCCCATCATCTCCAGCGCAGGACGCGACAAGGCAAAGCAGACGTTCCACGAGTGGAACCGCGATGCCCTGCGCGCTCCCAACGCCGACAACGCGGCTCTGGATGGCGACGATGCCACCGCATCGGCCAAGACGCCGCCCGCACGCGTGGGCAACTACTGCCAGATCTTCCAAGACACCGTGCAGGTCTCCGGACGTGCCGAAGTCGTGGACAAGGCCGGCATGAAGTCTGCGTTGGCCTACAACAAGGCCAAGATGTACAAGGAGCTGATGCGCGACATGGAGAAGATGGTCGTGTCCAGCAACCCGGCCGTTCTTGGCTCGGGCGGCACGGCCCCGAAGTCCTCGGGCCTGGGCGCAATGATCTTCACCAACGCGAACCACGGCGCTGGCGGCTCCACTCCCGCGCAGACCTCCGGCGCTGCCACTGTTGCTCCGACTGCCGGCACGGCCCGCGCTCTGACGGAAACGCTCTACAAGGCGACGCTGCAGACCACGTACACCAACGCTGGTGAAGTGCCTGATGCGGCCTATTTCTCGCCTGCCCACAAGCAGGTGGCCTCGGGCTTCACCGGCATCGCCCAGCAGCGCTACGAGGTCAAGGGGACAAACCAGGGCACGATCATCGGCGCGGCCGACGTGTACGTGTCCGATTTCGGCGCCATCAACCACGTGCCGCACTACATGATGGCCGGCGGCACGAACGTTTATGGCCTGGCACTGGCGGAAATCAAGGTCGCCTATCTGCGGCCCTATTTTTCGAAAGAACTGGCCCGTACCGGCGACTCGATCAAAGAGCAGTGCATCGTGGACGCCACGCTCGTGGTGGACGCCGAGAAGGCCTGCTTCAAAATCGCTGATCTGTCCGGCGGCTGATGAAACGGGAGGCCCTTCGGGGCCTTCCATTTAAGCGAATCATCATGAGTTTCGGCCATTTTCATGTTGATGAGGGTGTGAATCCTCATACTGGCGTGCGGACGGAGTATTTCTTCGAAGGCGACCAAGTGGTTACCAAGAAGACGTATGACGCCGAGCCCTATATTCAGCGTGCAAAGGAAATGCGAGCCAGGAATGAGGGCAAAGGATGGGGCGAGGGGCGAGAAGTTGGGGTAATTCCCCCTTGGGCCATTTACATCACGCATATTCCCGATCGTGCCGAGCGGGAGCGCGCCACCAAGCAGTTTTTCCGGGAAAATCCCGTATTCCTCGCATACGACGCGTTCATCAAATGAACTACGGCCAGCTTAAAGCGGCGCTCGTCGCGTATACGCATCGATCGGATCTTGATTCGATAATTCCGACTTTCCTGGAGTTGGCAGAGCAACGCATTTACTTCGGCGAAGACACCGCAAATGCGCCTGCTGTTCGTGTAGCCGCAATGCGCGCCTCGGTCAGTCTGGCGAATGGCGCTCGCCCTGCAGATTTCATTGAGGCGATTAAGGTAAACCGCGGCGGCAAGTCAAACGAGTATTTGGAATATGTACCGCTGCAGCAGATGCCGCGATATTCCGCCGCCTACAATTGGGACGGAGATACACTCGTTTTGTCGCAGTACGAGAAATTCCCCGTTGACTTGATTTATTACAAGAAACTGCAAACCCCTTCTGCAGACTCTGACACAAATTGGATCATCGGAAACGCGCCTCAGGTTTATATTTCTTCGCTGCTTGTTGAATATGCCCGCTGGGCACGCGACGACGTGCTTGGGGCGCGTGAGGCCGGTATTTACGTAAGCACCGTGCGTGCGCTGAACTCTCGCGACATGGCGGCATCTATTAGCGGCGGTGCGCTGCGAATGAGGAAACGGTAATGACTGTAGAAACAGCTCTGTATCCGCCGCAACTGAATACCTCGCTGCCCACGGCTGGCGATATGGTCAGTGAGGGTGATGACCATATTCGCCTGACAAAAACCGTCATCAAGACCACGTTCCCAAACGTGGCGGGTGCGGTAAGTTCCAGCCACACGGAAATCAACTACCTGCTTGGCCTCACATCTGGGGTCCAATCTCAGATCAACGGGAAGGGTGCAGTTGCCGGGCAGGCGTGGACAGGCGCGCATTCGTTCGGCGGCTCGATCACCGTGCCTACGCTGGCCCAGGCGACAAATACCACGGGCGCGGCGTCCACGGCCTTTGTGCAAGCCGAATGGGCCACCCGACTGCCGAACTATACGGGGCCGATCACGGCGAGCACGACGGAGCTAAACCGCGTTGTGGGCCTGAATGCCCCTATCCAGCCTCAGATCGACAGCAAAGGCGCTATCGCTGGGCAGACGTGGAGCGGGACGCATGACTTTACGGCGGCCACGTTGACGGCTGCCACGCTCCCTGCTGGGACGGCGACTAATGGGGTGGCGACTACCTCGTTTGTGGCATCTGCCGCGCTGTCGTCTGCGCTGCCGGGCCAGACGGGTAATGCCGGCAAGTTCATCAAGACGGATGGGGCGAATGCCTCCTGGGACTGGCCGTACCTCACGCGCGTGGCGGTCACAGGGGCGTCGCAGGCCGCCGTGGCTGGCGTCATGTACTGCTTGCAAAACACTGGCTTGACCACGGTGACGCTACCGGCCTCGCCTGTTGATGGTGATGTGGTCGGCATCCGCGCGGACAACCTTAGGCTAGACAACGTTGTGGCCCGCAACGGAAATTTGGTCCTCGGAGTGGCTGAGGACATGACTATTGATAACCCCTATTACCCCCTCGTTCTGCAGTTTAGGACGACATACGGCTGGAGGCTTGTGGCATGAGTTTTCTTACTCAGTTCATTGGTAGTGGCGGACGCCTTAAAAGCCAAGTTTTCACGGGCAATGGTGTTTTCGGCCCCTCGCTCGCTCTCCTTGCAAAAGGCGGGAATGTCTATGTTATCGCTGGTGGCGGGGGCGGTGGCGGAGGTCGTGGCGGTGGAGGTGCGGGTCGTTATTTCGAGGGAGTTCTAACTTTCACGGCAGCAACGTCAATCACTATCGGCTCCGGAGGAGCTGCCGGGAATGGCACATTTGGAGGTTCGGGCGGTAACACCATTATCGGCGCGCTACTCACTCTCGCAGGTGGCGGTGGGGGTGGGGGTAACGGTGATGCATCCCCCCCGGGCGCCTCGGGTGGAGGCGGTTTGGGCTCTGTTTCTGGCGGCGGCGGCGGCGGCGCCAGTGGGGGCGGTGGGGGCGCTCAAGTGGCAACTGTCGAATACCCTGGTGGCGCGGCTACCTTTGGGAGCGGAGGGGGCTCAGGCGGGACTGGCGGGGTTGCCGCCGGAGGCAACGGCGGCACAGGTGTTGGTGGCCGCTGCGGCGGAGGTGGGGGTTTTGGATCATCCGCCGGCGGTGCCGGAAGTGGCGGGGGCGGCAATGGCGGATCGAACGCTGCGACTACTGGCATGGCTGCTCGTGTCAATTCCGGATCTGGCGGAGGCGGCGGCGCGCCTGTTGGGGGTGCTGGTGGATCTGGCTTTGTCGAACTCTATTGGAGCGAATGATGGCAATACGTAGATGCGCTGAAATTGAAACCAATGCGTCTCCGGAGTACATAAAGAATGTCAGCGTCGCCGAAGAGGCGGATTGGGGGTTTCTTAAGGAGATATGGCCGACGTTCTACCCCACCATTCGACTCGAATGGCTGGACGATTTACACGCGGCTCCTGGCTATGTCGATCCACCCTGGATTAATTGGACCAAAGAGGTAGATGGCTGGACTCCACCACCACTGCAAAGTAGCGATGATTAAAACAGTATCTGCCTTGGGACAGGTTGGCCTCAATAAAGATGCTCAGCCTCAGGAATTGAAGGACAACGCCTGGTCCAACGGCGCGAATGTCCGTTTCCGTAATGGCGCCATGGAGCGTATGAAAGGCGAGCAGAAGGTATTCGATACTCCTGCTGTTACGCCGTACTATCTTCAGCAGTACTCTCAAGGTGGCAATAGTTGGTGGATGCACGCGGGCGTCAGTTCTATATATGCCGACAACGGCACCACCCGTCAAAACATCACGCCAACCACTTCTCCTACCGGAGCGGTCGACAACCGCTGGACGGGCGGCGTCCTCGGCGGTATCGCCTACCTCAACAACGGAGTAAACGCTCCTGTTTCGTGGAATGGTTCTGGGATCGCGACATCGCTTTCTGCATGGCCGGCCAGTACCACATGCCAGAGCCTGCGGCCGTACAAGTCGTTTTTGGTCGCCCTGAATGTGACGAAGAGCGGTACCAATTACCCGCACATGGTGAAATGGTCGAATGCCGCGGTTCCGGGGACGATACCTGATTCGTGGGACCAGAACGACAAGACGAAACTTGCTGGTGAAGTCGATGTTGCCGAAGAAAGCTCGGTTCTCGTTGATCAACTGCCCCTCGGCGATGTGAACATCCTCTACAAGGAGAATGCCATGTACGCCATGTCCCTGACGGGGACAAACGACCCGGTTTTCCGCTTCCAGCGGCTGCCCGGCTCCGTCGGCCTGCTGTCCCGCGGGTGTGTCGTGAACACCGAAGTAGGCCATGTGGTACTGGCTTATGGCGATGTGGTGATTCACCAAGGGCAGGGGCCGCGCTCGATCATCAACGGCCGGCTCCGCAGCTGGCTTTTCCGCACGATCGACACGACCAACCGCAAGCGGGCTTTCCTGGTTGCGAACCCGCCGGCAAAAGAGGTGTGGGTGTGCTTCCCCGACCTTGGCGCGACCTCCTGCACGCTCGCGGCTGTCTGGAATTGGGTGGACGATACCTGGAGCATCCGTAACCTGAATAACGTCAATTACGGCGCCACAGGGCAACTCGCGGCCACCGCTACGACGAAGTGGAGCGACCAGAATTATGCATGGCAGGACGCAACACAAGCCTGGGACGAGGACGAGCTAACTCCGGCACAGGAGCGCCTGCTGCTGGCGTCTAGAACTCCTTTGATTACTGCGGCCGATGTGACCGGGACTATCAACGGCGCCTCTTATACGAGTTATGTGGAGCGTACAGGGCTTTCGCTGGGCGATCCGTCCACGGTCAAGCTGTGCCGCGGTATTCGGCTCAGGGCTGATGCAGCGCGCGGGACAAAAATACAGGTGGAAATAGGTGGGCATAACAACCCCGAACAGCCGGTGAACTGGAGTTCGCCTGTGGTCTACACCGCCCAATCGGGTCAATACAACCAGATCGATGCATTCGCTTCTGGTCGATTTCTGGCTTTTCGGCTTACTTCGCTGGATAATCAGCCATGGCGTCTGACTTCCATGGATGTTGATTTTGTTCTGCAAGGTGGCTACTGATGTACGTACCAACCAATGTTCCATCCACCGCGAACGAATTGCCGAACTGGCTCAGGCAGGAAGTTTTGAACATTTCCCGAGCTATATCGGAGGCGCAACCTTTCATTAGGCTTGCGATGCAATACCAGGAGCCTAAAAAGTTGGCAGATGGAATGATTGTTCTGGCCGATGGCACCTCTTGGAACCCCGGCAGCGGGGGCGGTTTTTACGGTTATCGAGCTGGCGCGTGGCGCTTTTTGGGGTGAAACATGGCACAAGCAACATTTGGCGGCGCTGGCGGTCTGGCTGGATCGCTCAATCAGCAAACCGGCGTCTACACATACGCTGATGGATCGACCTACCAGAACCCCTACCAATACGGTAATCAATGGTCATACACCCCCGGCCAAGAGGGCACGGCAGTGCATTACACCGACGTGGGATCGCAGAACCAGACGAAGCCGGATGTGTTCACCGGCGGCGGCCAAGGCGGTGCTGTGTGGGGTGGTTCTACCCCGACTACCCAGCCGGCGCAGTATGGCGGTTCGCTCACGGATGCCCTTAAAGCGTCGAATGCCGCGATGAACTCGGGCACTGGCGGTGCAGGTGCGGTGGGCAATATCTCCAGCTACACCGCAGGCCAGAACCCCTACCTGCAGCAGCAGGCCGATGCGCTCACTCGGACGGTTACCAACAACCTGAACAACAACATCCTGCCGGGCATCAGTGCTGCCTCGATCGCCAATGGCAACTTCGGCGGCTCCCGACAGGGTGTCATCGAGGCCAACGCTCTGAACGACGCCAACGGGCAGATTGCCTCCGGCCTCGCAAGCCTGCTGGGCAACGGCTACAACAACGCGCTGCAGTACGACCTCGGCCGGCGCAGCCAGGACCAGAGCTACAACCTGGGGCTTGGGAATCTGGGCCTCGGCGCCATGAACGCCCAGAACAACTATGACCTGGGCCTGCGCAACAACGCTCTGGGGATCGGCAATCTGGACTACCAATACGCCAACCTGGATAGGCAGATCTACAACGACAACTCCAATCGTCAACTGCAAGGCGCACAGCTTGGTCTGCAGGCCTACAACCAAGGCCAGCAGAACAACCAGGGCGCTATCAACGCCGGGACGAGCATCCAGAACACGCCGTACAACTACTGGAGCCAGTTTGCGAACGGTGCGAACTCCATCGGCAACGGCTACGGCACGACGACGGGCAGCAGCAGCAACCAGGGCAATCCGTTCCTGGGGGCGCTGGGTGGGGCGCAGCTGGGTGCGTCCATCTTCGGCGGCGGCAAGGGTGGCGGCAGCTTCGACCCGTTCAACCTGATCTCGTTCTGAGATGCACTACCTACCGCAAACGGTCCCTCTGGAGGCTGTGGACGCAATCCGTCCCGCGTTTGCTCACGGCTACAGCGGCACTGCAGAAGAGTGGATTCAGCGCTGCCGTGACGACTTAGCCCAGCTCTGGAGAGATGGCGCATGCTGGGCCATCACCCAAATCGTTGATGGCGCAGAGGGCAGGGTGATCCACTGCAAGGCATTGGCCGGCGGGACATCAGCCGATCTTGTGCAGGAGATGGAAGCTTTTGGACGGGCCCAGGGGTGCCGAGCAGCGATTTATGAAGGTCGGCCCGGATGGGCTCGCCGCAACAGAGATTACCGCTTGCGCGCGGTCTTGATGGAAAAGGAGCTTTGCAATGCCTGAAGCAGCAGCGCCCATAGCGGGTTCGGTGATTGGTGGAATCTTCGGTGGCGATGGCGGTGGCCAGCAGCAGAGCCAGAGCCGCGAGCCTTGGGGGCCGGCCGCACCGTGGCTGCGCAAGCAGCTTGAGGACGGCCAGAACCTACAGGGCTACTACCAGCAGAACCCGTTCAACCCGCAGCAGATGGTGGGCTATCAGAATCTGCTGAGCGGGTACGACAACTACAGCCAGAACATCGCCCCGGGCCTGATGTCGCTGGCAAACCACTTCATCGGCAGCGGCTACCAGCGCCAGGGCGGATCTGGCTCGGGCCTCGCGGGCACGAACCCCTATGGCCGCGCCTCGACCAGCGCTGTGTCGCAGGGCATCCCCCAAGGCGGCGCCGCAACCCCGTTCATTCAACCGCTCCAGATGCAGTACGGGACCATCGACTGGAATGCGCAAAACCCCTACCGCAACGAACTCAAGCCCGCGCCTGCGCAGACGACGACAGGCAACCAGGGCGGGCAGCAGTCGTTTGAGGACTGGCTGCGCATCAACAACCCGGCTGCGTACCAGGAGATGGACTCCAACCGCCGCTACGGCCAAGGAGGCTCCTAATGGGACTGCTCGACGCACTCAGCGATCCGCAAAACGCGCTCGCGATTGGCCTGCTCGGCGCTGCCTCCAGTGGGCGGGGTTTTGGCGGCGGCCTCATGGATGCCGTGAACTATGCCAACGCCGTCCGGCAGAACCAGAGTGAAGCCGCATTCAAGAAGTTCGAGATGGACCGCAAGCGCCAAGAATGGGAGCGCGCAGACCGTGGCAATGCGCTCGCGGCGCAGTTCTACAAACCCGGCTCTCCCGCCATCCCTGCCATTGGCGGTGATCAAGCAACCGGCATTCTCCCGAGCGCCGGCCGTTCTGCTGTCGCCCCCAGCTTCGATGGTCAAGGCTACGCCAGCGCTCTGATGGGCATCGACCCGCAACGTGGGCTGCAGGTGCTCCAAAGCCTGCAAAAGGAAGTGCCTGTCGACAAGATCGATCCCGCGAAATTCACGCCTGGATCGCTGGCGAAGTTTGCCCAGAGCCGGAACTACGGTGATCTGGTGCCACGCGACAAGCTGGAGTTTGTGGAAGGCGTGGGTGTCAACCCCTTCGACCCTGCGAACAACGGTCGGGCGATCCCCAATCCAAACAAGCCGTTCTCCATGGACGCGCAGGGCAATGCCATCCCGAACAAGGCGTATCAGAACTACGAGATCAGCAAGGCTGCGGCGGGTGCCGCTCGCACTAGCAACAACATCAGCGTCAACACCGAGAAGAGCCTGCTGAACGGCATCGCCAGCGGGGTGGGCTCGCAGATTGATGCGTCCCTCGCCGGGGCGCGTGGAGCGGCATCTACGCTGAACACTCTGAACAATTTGGACGCGGCTCTTAAGAGCGGCAAGGTGATGGCCGGCCCGCTGACTGCGCCGAGCCAATTGATCCTCCAAGTTGGCACTCAGTTGGGTCTGGCCGGCAAGGACGCGAAGGAAACGCTGCAAAACACCCGATCGGCGATGCAGGCCATGGCGCAGCTCGAGCTAGACGCATCGGCCCAGATGAAGGGGCAGGGGCAGATCACGGAGAGCGAACGCGCAATTCTTCGGCGGGCCGCATCCGGGGACATCAATATGAGCCTCCCGGAACTGCAGACGCTCTCGAACGTATCACGAAGGACGGCCCAAATGCGCATCCAGCAGCACAACCAGAATGTCCAGCCGCTGCTCTCCAACCCTAACGCCGCGGCCCTCGCGCCGTTCCTGACCGTGCCTCAGCCACAACAGGCGATGGGAGATGCGTCTGCTGGTGGTGGGCAATCTCGCGTCGTCAACTTCTCGGATCTGAAATAGCCATGGACGTTCGCCTGCCTGACGGCACCATCATCCAAGGCGTCCCAGACGGCATCAGCCGTGCTGATCTGGCGGCGCGTCTTAAGTCGAACGGCATGGATGTGCCGTCGGAATGGCTTGTCGGCCCGAAAGGTCAAGGAGGTAGCATCCTTGGCAACACGCTCATGGGCGTGGCGCGTGGCGCGAAAGACGTGATCGACACGGGCGCTGAGTGGCTTTCTCGCCTCGGCCCGGCCGGCGAGAACGAGCGTGTCCGGGCTATGAACGAGGCTGGAAAGCGGGAATTTGATCAAGGCTACGGCGGGAGCACTGCGGCATCCATTGGGCGTATTGGCGGCAACGTTGCGGCGACGTTGCCCGCTGGCGGGGTGCTGGGCTACGGACTGCGTGCTGCGGCTCCGTTGGCCGGGTCCGCCGCGCCAGTGGTTTCTTCTCTTGGTAACTCCATTGCCACAGGAGGCATGACCACGGGCAACACTTTGCCGGCCCTGGGGAACCTCGCAACCCGTGCAATCGGCGGCGGCATCTCTGGAGGACTTGCCGCAGGCCAAGTAGATCCGAATAGTGCAATGACTGGCGCAGGCATTGGCGCTGCTCTGCCCGTTGCGCTCGGAGGCCTGGGGCGGGCAGGGGATGCTATCGCTTCGACCATTCGCGGCCCCGCAGTGCCGTCTGGCGTCAAGGAGGCCGCTACCGCAGCCCTAGAGTCTGGATATGTGCTTCCGCCTACCCAGGTCAGCCCGACGCTTTGGAATAGGCTTCTTGAAGGCGCCGCGGGGAAGATTTCGACCGCTCAGAACGCGAGCGCGAAGAACCAGGCGGTGACCAATCGTCTTGCAGCGGAGACGCTTGATCTGCCTCCGCAGACTCTTCTTAGCCCCCTCGTCTTGAAAGACATTCGGGATGAAGCGGGGCAGGCTTACCGTGCCGTTGCCTCATTGCCAGTGCGGCAAGCAGAGCGTGCACAGCCACTCCTGAACAAGCCGGCCATCCCCGAGATCAATCCGGCAAAGATGGTGGAGGATTTGAAACAGGCAAGAAACGACGCGCAGTCGTGGTTTAAGGCGTACAACCGCTCCGCGAGTCCTGATGACCTCGCCAAAGCCCGAGCAGCCGATGCACTGAGCAAGAGGCTCGAATCAGGGCTGGAAGACTATGCCGGCAGCCTCGGAGAGGGCGGTCTTGTCCAAAATCTCCGAGAGGCCCGCACGCGGATTGCAAAGACCTATAGCGTAGAGCGCGCACTGAACGCAACGACCGGCAACGTTGACGCGCAGGTTCTTGGACGCATGGCGCAGAAGGGGGTTCCACTCTCGGGAGGGCTGCGAGAAGCGGCGAATCTGGCTCAGGCATTCCCGAAAGCGGCCCAGCCTGTCGAGCGCATGGGCAGTCTTCCTCAAATGAGCCCGCTCGATTTCAACGCGGCCGGACTCGCCACTGCCGCAAGCGGCAATCCAGCATGGCTGGCTGGGCTCATCGCGCGGCCAGCCGCCAGGTCCCTTGTGCTCTCTGGGCCGGTCCAACGAGGACTTATTTCCGGCCCTTCTCGGATAGGCGGTTTGCTGGGTTCTCCGGCATCTGTTGGTCTTTTGGATTACGGCGTTCGCGCAGCACCTCTATTAGCGATCGACCAGTAATCAATCGATAGAAAAACGTGCCAAAAAATGCTAGTGCACAAAGCGCTATAGCTCGAACCCAGAGATAATCCGTAAATTCCATGAATGTTCCTAAAGCCGTTGTCCGCAGGTATGTAAGCCCGCTTCTGTGGGAATTCGACACCGTCACGATCCGCATGATTCTGGCGACGGCATCGGCTTGTTTTGCGACTGCGCTGCTTTCCAGTGGTCAGCCATTCAGCCGCGAGGCGTACTCGATTATGGAGGCCGTGGGGCACGAGTTCTTCTGGTCAATGGCATTCCTCTTGCACACGATTGGCACGTATTGGCGACTGGCCGAGACGAGGTCTAGGCCGAAATGGGCTTTGGCGATCAACGCATACGGCGCATTCATTTGGGCTTTTGCTACCATTTCTATAACAGTCGCCCTAGGTTACTTGGCGCCCACGCTCGCACTGGCCTACGTGGTCGTCCCGCTTGCATTCTGGGCGTTATTCCGCACGGCGATGCAACCGGAGCGCGTGACGCCGTGAGCAATGAAGCTGAATCTGCGGGCTATATCGCTGCTGCTGTTGCTGCATTTGTCGCGGGGATTCTGAAACTCCGGACGGTGATGAGTGGTGACAGGCGGAAAATAGCCCATGACGACAACACCACCAAATGGGAAGCCTCGTTGCTCGAAGAAAACGAGTCTCTGAGAAAGCAGATCCTGGAAATGGACACCAAGAATCGCGAGTCCTGGGAGCGTCATGTCCAGGACGCTCAGAAGATTTCCCGCCTCGAAACCGAGCAGCATTATCTAAGCGAGAAGGTCGGTTACCTTGAGGCAAAAGTCGCTCAGTTGAGCGGGAAGGGCGCACCGTGACCCCGGACAAGATCAAGCAGCTACAGGGCGACATGTCGCGCCTTGGGCTGTACACCGGCAGTGTGGATGGCATCTGGGGGCCTCTCAGTGACAAGGCGTGGTCCGCGCTGGTGGGGCAGCAGTCGATCAAGGTTCCGAGCCGGCTGGAGACTCAGCTACGCAGGGACGAGGGCGAAGTGCTGCAGGCGTATCAAGACCACCTCGGATACTGGACCATCGGCGTCGGCCGCCTGATCGACAAGCGCAAGGGCGGTGGGATCACGCGTGAGGAATCATCGTACCTGCTGGGCAACGACATTGCCAAGCGCGCAGCCGGGCTCTCTGCCTCCCTGCCGTGGACGGATGGGCTGGACGAGGCGCGCCGCGGCGTCCTCATCAACATGGCCTTCCAGATGGGCCTGGAAGGCCTCCTGGGGTTCCGCAACACGCTTGCCACAGTGCAGTCCGGCAACTACCAGCTGGCCGCGCAGCAGATGCTGCAAAGCCTGTGGGCAAAGCAAACCCCCGAGCGTGCAAAACGCCTGTCGGCACAGATGGCCGATGGGCAGTGGAGATAGCCATGGCAGATTTCGACTGGAAGAATGCTGTTGCGACCGTGGCGCCTGCCATCGCTACCGCCCTAGGCAGCCCAGCTGCAGGCTTGGCAGTCGCTGCGCTAGGCCGGGTGCTGCTGGGCAAGAGTGATGCCACGGAAGAAGAAGTGGCCAGTGCAGTGGCTAATGGCATCACCGGCGACCAGCTGCTCGCGCTGAAGAAGGAGGAAAACGCGTTCAAGCTCGAGATGGCCCGCATCGCCCAGAGCGAGGATGCAGCTGTGTTAGCCGACGTACAGGACGCCCGTAAACGGCAGGTCGAAACCAAAGACTACATGCCGCAGACCATCTTCTTTCTGCTGATGGGTGTCTACGTCTTCGAGATCTGCCTGTTCTGGTTCGGCAAGGTGCCGGAAGACGAATTCGTGCGAGCCCTGATGACTCGCGCCTTCTCGACAGTGGAGGTTGGCCTGACTGGCGCGATCGCTTTCTTCATTGGCTCGAGCCGGGGCAGCAAGCGCGCCGGGGACACGAATCGTCAGGTTGCCGAGCAGCTGGTGCAAAAGCTGTAGCCCAACGCAAAACGCCACCTGGCAGGGTGGCGTTCTCGGGTAATCGAAGTCCTAAACTCACGATCACCGGTCTTTGCCGAGACGGAGTGGAGTGTACCCGAAGAGTGCCAAGAAGTCGGTAGGGGGAATCTTGCCAGACAGGGCGGAAACTATGCGATTCGTGGGCGCCATGCGAACCACCGATCCCTGAAAGATCAACGACTTACGGCATGTCTGCCAGTCACATGGCTGACTCGAAATCAGGCGTAGTGGCAACACTACCGTGGGTTCGAATCCCACCCTCTCCGCCAAATGAACAAAGCCCTTGGATGATTCCAAGGGCTTTTTTCTTGGGCGCGGCAGGACGGCACAGGCCGGCGGCTCCACCAGTCCGCTGGCTCGCCTGCCCGTGCGCCCTGCGCGTGCTATACATTGACCCACGTAACACTCCCCCAGAGGACCGCATGTCG